GGTTTACCAAATGCAACTGATTACCAAATTGATTGGGATGCTGATCCACCAGCTCCAATGGATAGTTTAAACCAATCCAATGAATACTGGGATACAATGCTTTCTCTCAAGAAAGTAACCAGTGGTGATGTTAGTGAAGTTGTAAGAAAGATTCAGTGGCAATCTGGTACCACATATGATATGTGGAGAAATGATATCACTCGAATCAATCCTTCACAACCATCTGGTGCATTGGATATCTATGATGCCAATTTCTATGTGGTTAACAGTGAATATAAGGTTTATATTTGTATCTTTAATAATGCTAACCCTGATAACAGTTTTAGAGGAAGCCCTTCACTAGATGAACCCAACTTCACTGATTTAGAGCCTAGAGAAGCTGGTAGTAGTGGAGATGGTTATCTTTGGAAGTATCTTTATACTATTAAACCAAACCAGATTATTAAGTTTGATTCAACTAACTACATGCCAGTTCCTAGTGATTGGTATGTAGGACCATCTTATGCAGCTGTTAGAGATAATGCTGCTATTAGTGGCCAACTCAAGTGTGTAACTATTAGAAATCGTGGTGTTGCTCTAGGACCTGCTAACATTACTTACACAGGAGTTCCCATTCTTGGTGATGGTAGAGGAGCAGAAGCTACTGTTGTTATCAATAATGATTCAAAGGTTGAATCAGTAACTGTTTCTAATGGTGGAGAGGGTTATACATTTGGTACCCTGGACATCACTGGTGGTGGTATTCCCGCAGGTACAACTGCTCCAGTTTTTGATGTGATCATTCCTCCGCCTGGTGGACATGGGGCTGATATCTATAGAGAACTTGGAGCCTACAACGTTCTGGTATATGCACGATTTGAGAACGATACTGATAACCCAGATTTCATTGTAGGTAACCAGTTTGCTAGAGTAGGTTTAGTCGAGAATCCTACAGCTTACAACTCTTCTACCATTCTTTCTGCTAATCAGGTTAGTGCAGTATATGCATTGAAACTTACAGGTACAGGTTACTCATCTGCTCAATTTACAGCAGATTCTCTTGTTACTCAAACAGTTGGTGTGGCATCAACAGCTGTGGGAAGAGTTGTTTCTTACGATCAAGTAACAGGAGTTCTGAAGTACATCCAAGATAGAACCACAGCTGGTTTCAATAGTGATGGAACCAAGAATACTGACCCTGAGTATGGATTTGAACAGTTATTATTCACTGCTACTCCGGGTACGAGTGGTAATGTGAATATTATGCCTACAACTGGTTCTACTCTGAAGATTGATACCAATTATACCGGTAACACTATCACTATAAATACAGTTACTTATAACCTTGGTCAAGAATTTACCTCAGGTATTTCGTTTCCAGAGTCTCAAAAATATTCTGGTAATATCATCTATGTTGATAACAGACCATCTGTTACAAGGTCTGCCTCCCAAAAAGAAGATGTGAAAGTCATCTTACAGTTCTAAGATAGGATTATGCCACAGGAAACTAATTTAAACGTTGCTCCTTATTTTGACGATTATTCGCCTCTGAGCAACTATTACAGGGTATTATTTAAACCAGGTTTTCCTGTTCAAGCCAGGGAACTTAATTCGCTTCAATCCACCCTTCAAAATCAAATTGAGGATGTTGGTAACCACTTCTTTAAAGAAGGTTCTAAGGTAATTCCTGGCGACACTACCTATCAGAATAACTTTCATAATATTCAGATTCAAGAGGAATATCTGGGTATTCCTGTATCTCTATATCTTGATCAACTTGTAAGGAAAAACTATTACAGGTGCCACATCTGGTGTTACTGCTCAGGTTGTTACCTATATTACAGATGAAGTGTCAGAGAAGGGCAACTATACTCTTTATCTGAACTATTATAATGCCAGCAATACAGATGCTTCTACTGAAACATTCTCTGATAATGAGGTTCTTTTAACCAATGACGAGATTGTATTCGCCACCACATTTATTGCAGCTGGTGAAGGATTTGCACTTACCCTTCCTCAGAATGCATCATCTGTTGGTGCTGCTTTTATCATCAATCAGGGTGTATATTACCTGAGAGGATTCTTTGTTGATGTTGAACCTCAAATTCTCATTCTTGATCAATATTCCAACACCCCCAATTGTAGGGTTGGACTTACTGTAATTGAAGAGTTAATTTCATCTGATAATGACGAATCACTTAATGATAATGCACGTGGATTCAATAACTACACTGCACCTGGTGCTGATAGATTAAAGATTAGTGCTCTCCTTGATAAGAAGGGTTTACAAGAATTTGATGTTCAAAACTTTGTTCAACTGTCAGAAGTTGTAAATGGTCAACTAAGAGTTACAGCAGTAAACCCAGAGTACAACTTTCTGGGTCAAGAGTTGGCAAGAAGAACATATGACGAATCAGGTCACTATTACATAAAAGAATTTGTAACTGGCATTAGAGAAAGTCTAAATGATGGGATTGGTAATAGAGGAATTTATAACGAAGGACAAACCGCATATCAAGGAAATACCCCTTCAGAGAATGCACTTGTATATAAAATTTCTCCTGGTAAGGCTTATGTAAAAGGATATGAAGTAGAAACTCTTGCTCCTACTCTTCTGGATTCTCCTAAGCCCAGAACCACTAGAACCATTAGTGATCAGGCTGTAAACTTTGGATTTGGCCCTACATTTGAAGTAAACAACGTTACAGGTGCTCCTGTTCTTGGAATCAATACTTCAAACACTCTAAGTTTGAGAAACTTTAGAGTAGGTGGTAATAAATTTGTACGTCCTGGAAAAGAAGTTGGTTTAGCAAGAATCTATGATTTTGCATTGGAATCTGGTTCTTATGATACTACTATCCCAACTCTGAACAGATGGGATTTATCACTCTGGGATATTCAAACCTATACTGATATCTCCCTCAATGAGAGTGCAACACTAGATGTACCCATTTACATCAAAGGGGAATCAAGTGGAGCTACAGGTTACCTGAGACACAGTGTAACAGGTACTGGTCTTACTGCTTATAACACTAGTGGAGAGTTCTTTATTGGTGAGAACCTTCTGTTTAATGGTGTACTTGATAACTCAAGATATGTTACTGATGTAAGATCTTTTGATATCTCAGATGTTAAATCAGTATTTGGTGATGTAGGTATTAATACATTTACAGCTGATCTTAGACAAAAATCATCCCTTTCATTTGGACAAGCTTCTGTAACAGGAGCATTTAGTGGTATATCTACAGTATCAGTACCCATTGATCAGAATCAGACATTCATTGGTATTGTAAGCACAGGTAATGTTGTTCAATACTCCAGACCTTCTCTTGATATTGTTTCTTATGGTAGAGTTACTGGAGTGGCTAGAACTAACTTCACCATTGCTCCTGTTGAAACAGTGGCTGGTGTTTGTAATGGTGCTCTCCCCACCTCAAAAGAAGATGTAAATAATTTACAACTTCTGGAATCAACCATTCAAAGATCCTCTGGTGGTGGTAACTTTGCTGAAAATGAATCCCTTTATTCTATTTTCCCCAAACAGAACATTTCTGAGGTAAACCTAGAGGATTCCTCAATTGTAATTAGAGAACAGTTTGAAACCTCTATCACAAGTAACTCAACTCCTGTTATCAGTGCTGGTAACAATAAAGTATTCTTACCCTTTGATGAAGAGAGATATAACCTTCTAAGATCAGATGGTACTACTGAGGTACTAACTGCAGATAAGTTTGAGTTTACCAATGGGAATAGAGATCTACAAATCAATGGTTTGGGATCTAACGATAATGATTGTCTCCTGATTACTACTATCAGAAAGAGTAAGGTTACTTCTAAAACCAAACTCAAGGCAATATCTGAGAATGTTATCATTAACAAGTCTAAGAATTCTGCATCTGGTATTGGATCTACTACTCTGAATGATGGTCTCCAGTTTGGTGATTTCCCATTTGGTACAAGAGTCCAAGATGATGTAATATCACTAAACCAACCTGACATTGTAAGCATATATGGTATCTTTGAATCCACCACTACTGAGGATCCTAAGTGTCCTAGTATGGTATGTGCATCTTTAGATGGACCTACTGCTAGCACTAATGATCTAATCATTGGTGAAACCATTACTGGTACTGTTAGTGGAGCCAAAGCTACTTACCTAGTAAGAGATAATCTTGTTACTGTCAGTTTCTCTTATCAAAACCTTACCAACTTCCAGAGTGGTGAAGTAATTACTTTCTCCCAATCTGGTGTAAATGCAGTTGCAACCAACATCTTGGCTGGTTCAACAAATAGAACAAGAGATTTTATTTTTAATAATGGACAAAAAGGTTCATACTATGATATCTCTAGAATCATTAAAAAGGCTGAAGCAACTTCTCCAGCTAGTAAGTTAAGAATCTACTATGAGAGAGCCTTCTACAGTGAATCTGATGATGGAGATATTACCAGTGTAAATTCCTATCAACTTTTTAATTACTCTACTGAGATTCCTACAGTTGATGGAAATAGAACCACTGATCTTATTGATGCAAGACCTAGAGTTGCACCCTATACAGTAACCCCTGGTGCTAGATCACCCTTTGAATTTGAAGGAAGAAACTTTAATCTTCCTGGTAATGGTAATCTTCAGAGTAGTGAGTTTATTCTTGCTTCTGATGAATCCATGAATGTGGAGTATTCTTATTACCTTCCTAGAATTGATAGAATTTATATCAACCCTGAGAATGTAATCAGTATTGTTTTTGGTACTCCTGATGATAATCCCACCCTCCCCTCTGAGGTTACAGGTGAACTCAATATTGCTAATATCTACTTACCTGCATACCTCTTTAATGTAGAGGATGTAGAGGTCAAGTTTATTGATCATAAGAGATATCAAATGAGTGATATCTCCAAGTTAGAACAGAGAATCAAGAACCTTGAGTACTACACATCTCTAAACCAACTTGAGCAAAGTACAATCAACCAGTTTGTAGAGGATGCTAATGGTCTGAATAGATTCAAGTCTGGTGTATTTGTAGACAACTTTACATCTCTACTTCCACAAGATACATCCATTGGTGTTAGAAATAGTATTGATATAAAGCAAGGAATTCTTAGACCTTCTCACTACACAACAGCTCTCAACCTGGAAGTCGCTTCTACTGCTGTTACTGGTATTGGTACCACCACAGCTGCTAATCAAGATCCCAGATATGCTCAAATTGTTGGTAATGGTATCAAGAGAAGTAATCAGGTTGTAACACTTGATTTTGCAGAAACTAGATGGTTAGAACAACCCTATGCAACTAGAGTTGAGAGTGTAACTCCTCTCCTGATTAAGTTCTGGGCTGGTAACCTTGAATTACAACCAAACGTAGATGTTTGGATTGATGTTAATCGCCTTGAGGTAAGAGATGTTCTTCAGGAAGGTTCTTTCCTTGGTGTAGCCGAAGCTCTTCAAACTGAGGTAACCACAGCTGCTGATGGAAGTAGATCTGGTGTAAGTCCTGTTATCTGGAACTCCTGGGAAACCACTGGTGTTAATGTGGATCTTACTCTCAATAATGATCAAGCTTCCAGAGAAGTAACAACCAATAGAGCTTCTAGAGAAACCATTGCAGGTAGATTGATTGAGGTTGGTACTCAAGTAACTCAAACCCTTACTAGTAATAGACTTTCAATTGGTGGTAATACTACTCTCAACCAACAGAGAACAGGCACTCAGTTTATTGTAAATGAGCAGATTGATACTGAATCACTGGGTGATAGAACTGTAAGAAGAGATGTTATCCATACCATGAGAACTCGTGGTATTCAATTCACTTGTAAGACACTTAAACCCTTTACTCAGGTATATGCTTTCTTTGATGAAGTAGATGTCAATAGCTTCTGCTTAAACAAACTCATTGAAATTGAGATGACCAGTGGCACTTTCCAAGTAGGTGAAACTGTACAGGGTAGAATGAATAATGATGGTGTAGAACTCCTAGCCATTGGTACCACACCTTCTATCAACTTCAGAGTTGCAAACTCCAACCACAAGTATGGTCCTTATAATGATCCAACTGATGTTTATAACATCAACCCTTATGATAGAAACAATCAGGTTCCATCAACCTACTCTGAAACAAGCACAACTGTAAACGTAGATACCTTCTCACTCTCAGATGATGCTTACCCTGATTTCTTTGGATATGTTGCTCCTAGAATGATCCTGGTGGGTCAATCTAGTGGAGCTCAAGCTGTTGTTTCTAGAGTTAGACTTATCCCTGATAATGTTGGCACCCTGATTGGTAACTACAGTGTTCCTAATCCAGCCAACCCTTCTAACCCTGTATTTGATACTGGTAGATCACTGTTTAGACTAACTAGCAGCCCAATCAACAGCACCATCTCTGGTACCTTTACCACATCTGCTGAAGAGACATTCTACTCACAGGGTGATATTGATACCACTCAAGAGGTAACCCTCTCACTGAGAAATGCTAGAGTTGATACTCTGAATAGAGAGCAACAGAGAACACTTACAACTGGCAATGTTACATCTAATGTTGTAACTATTGAGAGTGTATCTAATATCAATGTAGATACAAATATTGTGGATGTTACTCCTCCACCTCCTCCTCCACCACCACCAAGACGTGGTGACCCTCTGGCACAAACATTTAGTGTTGATGACACCACTGGTATCTTTGTAACTTCTTGTGATGTCTTCTTCTTTGAGAAGGATGACAACATTCCTGTGACAATGGAACTTAGAACCACTGAACTGGGACAACCAACTGAAACCATCCTTGCATACTCTACCGTTGTAAAAGATGCTGCTGATGTAAGAACAAGCACTGATGGTACAGTGGCTACCAACTTTGTGTTTGAGAGCCCTGTTTTCCTCAATCCTAATACTGAATATGCAGTGGTATTACAATCAGTAACCACTACCTATAGTGTGTGGATTTCTAGGATGGGAGAAGCAGATGTAAGTACAATTGCAACAGAGGCTGGTCAGGTGCTTGTTACTGAACAACCGCTTCTTGGATCTCTATTCAAATCACAGAATGCTTCTGCTTGGACTCCATCTCAGTATGAAGATTTGAAGTTTACAATGTATAGAGCTGATTTCAATCAGGCAGGATCTTTGGCCTTTGTAAATCCAGATCTACCTTCCTCTATTGCAGCCATTCCTAATAATGGTCTAACTTTGGAATCCAGAACAATTAGAGTTGGTTTAGGTACCACAGTTCAAGATAGTGATTTGGAGTTTGGTAATACAGTATTCCAATCCAATACTAACCAAAGTCCTACAGGAACAC